GATTTTTTCAGGCGACAAACGCGCTCGTAAACGCTTAATGTAGCCGGAGAGATGATCTCGCCTAACGGACCGATTCGCGGGCAAATTCTCGTCGGAGTACGTAAGCGTTGTCCAACACGCTTTCTGATGATTCTGTAACTCCAGACCACAACGGATAGCCCACGACCTAGCCCGGTCCATACGGCACCCAAGACAGCCACCACACGGCAACTGCACCGCTTCGCGGTCATCTGACTCGGGGGGTTTTAGCGAGACTTTGCCATCTAACCGCCACATCCGAAACGGATGATGGCAAGCCACGATTACAGCCTCCAGCCGCCACGCAGCGGAGACCGGAGATTGAGGGCCATCGTCTTCCCAGAACGCCCCCGAAACTTACGGGCCGAACGGCCCTTAGACTGTGACATGCGACGCATTGTTTCACCTCTCTGTGTGTGGTTAGGGGCTGTCAGTTAGCACGTATTTAACAAGATAGTATATACGTGCTAACCTAGCGCGCCCCCTTCGGGGGCTTGCTCAGGCGTGGAAGGGCTGGAGGGTACCTCCACCCCTTCCGCGCCTATCTTTAGCGCTCCTGAGGCAATTGCGGCCCAAACAGCGCTCATATTTGGGTACTGTTGCCGAACCTCCAACGGAAGCGCCATAAACGCCTCGTCGACTTGCCGACGAGCCATCACCGAAGACGTCAAATCTTCGTCAAAATTCCATTCACCATACTGCACCGGGCGAGGCATAACGCCGTGCCGGTGCAGAATCTTATTAATATCGGCCTCGTCCTTAAACTCCTGACGGGTCATATCTTCCTCCGGATCACAAAACAGTCCACTACTAACAGCAATATCATCAAAAATATCAATCTTAGAACGAAACATTACCGACCTCCGAAGATGTCTTTAAGGAGTCGAGCCGAAGAAATCACACCTTTACCAAAATTAGAACGGCGCTGCCAATCTCCCATCTGCGCTTGAAACCGCGCCTCCGCTGACGCTCCAACATTCTGCGATGCCAACATCGCAATTTGCTGACGCAACATATCAATACTCAGCGGAGCGGTTGACATATCAGCTAAAAGCTTCTGACGCTCCGCTTCAAACATAGGAACACGCCCTGACTTATCGGGCTGTTCCAAATACATACGTCGCCGAACATCCTGCGACTTCATCCACGCATCCCACGCAGCCGAATCCGCTGTGCTCCGCTGCTGCCTAATCTGCTCATCCAACATCTGCACTTGCTTCTGCGTAATACGCGCCGCCTGTGCAGAAGAAACTCCCGCGCCCAAAATATTTTGGGCTTGACCAATAGCACCAGACGGCGACGCCGCCTGAGTGCCATACGCCAACGCTGGATTTAAACCAGCTTTACGAAAATCCTCCTGAGAACGCTGAACCTGAGTAGAAGCCATGCGCTCTTGAAACGCCATCTGCTCACGCGCCATACGCGACTGATCACGCTGCTGCTGCAGCGCACCCCCAGCGCTTAAAACGCTGGGGATGAGCCACGACGCAATAGCTCCAAAAGCCATTAGAACCGCCCAAGCGTAACCGGCGTCCCAAACATCGGAACCGGACGAACCGCTTCCCGCTGAATAAGCAAATCGCCAAGATACTCCTGATTATACTCGGCTGCGGTACCACCCGCAGCCAACACACGATCCATAGGCGGAGTATCCTCAATAAACGTCTTACCAAGAACCGGAGCGCTAGAAAAATTCTGCGCCAAATGCCACGCAGACAACGTACCGGTCACATACGTGCGAAACCGCCCAGTAACCTCAGAATACCGCGTGCGGTATTCGTGCCAACGCTCCTGATAACCAAATACCACATCGTCATTACCGGTACCCGTCGCATAAATCTCCTTACGCAACACCTCTTGCTCTCCTAGCCCTGCAAGCGACGGCCAGTAAAAATCATATCGAGTATTACGGCTAAACGTCCGTGGAACGCCCTGATTATACGACAACTCAGACCGCACAGAAAGAAGACCAATAATATAGCCGTGCTCAGTAGATGCGTACGACGCTCGATGCTGACCGACAGCAGTACCAGCAGCACCAAGCGTACCAACCGTACCATCCTCAGACGGAGCGGTCTGAGCAACCGGTGTGACATTCAAATTCGACATACCTCCACCGATATACTCAGGACGCTGAAGCCGCGCATCTGGTGACAGCACACCGAAATGACTACGCACAATTTCTGTATAACGGGTACCACCACGCGCATCACGCTCAAGCAACTGCTGCGTCAAAAACGCCTGACGCAGTTGATTAATACCAACACCAGTAACCTGCGACATATCAGCAAACACCTTAGGACGATACCCAGTCCCATACGGCTCAGTTTCCATAACAATATACGCCGCATCTGCGTCAAAAGACGTATTTGCATACGCATAATTAGTCGCAGGACCAGAACTCTGATACACATTAATGGGGCCCGGCAACGATCCAACCGTCGGATACGTCCCAAGGCCAGTAATCGGCGCACTACCCAAAATAGGGATCGTAGGCGCCTGAAACTTCTGAGGCCACGGCAACGCCGAAGTAAAATAATCCTGACTCTTAGCACGCTTAAACGGAATACCCGACTCACCAAAATCCTGCCAGCCAGCAGTCGCATCACCAACATACGCGCTAGCAGAATTAATCAGATTCTCATCTCTAAACCACTCATTATAAATGAGGTTATACGCACGAAACGGAAACGAACTAACGGCGATAGTACTAGAAAGCTGACCACCAACAGGCAGCCCAAAATAATCGGGAACAGTACCTACACCGACATCACTAGGAATATTCACTTTAGGCACAGTCAAATCAATTGACTGCGCAGGCGTAGCCTGCTCGCCCATAAAACGTTTCCAATTCGACCACACAAGCCGATTAGGAACAAAAAAGAAATGTGTGTCAATACGCTGATTGTCCATCAGCGGAAACACTGGCGTCGCCAAACGCACATATGCCGTGACGTTATACTTGACATGGTCACCCGGCAGAATCTCATCAACCAAAAACGGAATCAGACGACCGGCATTAAAAGTCGTCTTGCGTGTAAAACTACCAGAAAACTTACTCCGCGGCACATCAGGCCGCTGAATCATCGCAGAATCTTGCTGCGAGGCCAGCTTACGAGCTGGCAAATTATACCCGTTAGACATTAGCCAATCGCCTCCTCAAGTTTAGCCGCTTCCGCAGCTTCCTTGAGCTGCTTCCACTGCGTACCAGAAAAAATAACAGTCGGGGACCCCTGAAAATTCCCCTCATCATCAAGCATACCAAGAGAAACAAGCTCAAAATCGTCCGGATGCTGCGCCGGGTACGACTTCACATCAGACATTACATCGTGAAAAAAACGAATAGCAGCAGCGTCGGCCTTAAAAAGCCACACCTGCTGCCCAATGCTCTCGGCCACTTTGTCCCGAATCGCATAAACATTCATCATCCGTACATCCTCCGTTGAGATTGAAGTTTCAACCTACTCCGTGCATTTGCTTCAGCCGCATCTCGCTCGTCTTGCGACAACGCCCTACGATGCTTCCAACGCTCAAACTGCACTTCTTCAACCAACTGCGGGTCGGCGTTCTTCTTAAACGCCTCATTCAAAAACCGAGGAACCGGATACTTCGTCCCATCCATCACCGCGAAACGCGCCCAACTTCGCCAATGCTCTCGAGCCACGCCGCCTATTCCAGGACGACGGGACATCAACAAAAAGGGCGCTTCTCTACCATACACCTCGCCAGTCTCGGTGTCAAGAGTCTCACGAAAGTCGTCTTTCCAGCCTTCTTTCTTCGCACAATACCCTGCCACATACCGAATAGCAGGGGGGGTAAGGGTGTGTATTCCTACGTAACCCATTCCCCACGCGTGTTCTATAACCTTTTCATCCCGTGCAAGTCCAAAAAGAATAGCGTGATAATGAGGCCTACCACCCCTTTCGCCATACTCTCCGCAGCCAAAAAATCTGATTTTTTCAGGCGACAAACGCGCTCGTAAACGCTTAATGTAGCCGGAGAGATGATCTCGCCTAACGGACCGATTCGCGGGCAAATTCTCGTCGGAGTACGTAAGCGTTGTCCAACACGCTTT